ATCTAATATGACATTAAAAGCGGAGAAAATCCATTCGAATTACGATAAACACCTTAAAATTATAGATACTTATTTAGGTGATCGTAAAGAATCATGTAAAAATCTTATAGAACACTTAGGCGAAGCCTATATTATGTCACCTGCTAGCGGTAAATCATGGCATCATAATGCTTTTGCCGGAGGTTATATCGACCACGTTAATAGAGTAGTTGAGTTTAGTATTAAACAGATGAGACTTTTCAAAGAGATGGGTGGTACTATAGACTTCACAGAAGAAGAATTAGTATTTTCTGCTTTATTTCATGATCTTGGTAAGATAGGTGACGGAGAGAAAGAAAACTATATACCTCAGACCGATAAGTGGAGACAGGATAAGCTACATGAGATGTATACTTATAATCCAGACCTTGGATTTATGCTAATCCCAGATAGGTCACTGTTCATATTACAAAAATTCGGTATTAAAGTATCTAAAAACGAGTTCTTAGGTATCAGACTACACGATGGTGTGTTCGATAAAGCTAATGAAGCTTATTTCTTTAGTAACGTACCGTCATCCAGAATGAAAACTAACATAGTCTTTGTACTTCATACGGCTGATTTCTTAGCCTCTAAGGTAGAATATGATAAATGGCTTTCAGATGGTGGTGTTACCTCACCGAAAACAAAAAAAATTAAGTCCTCTACGGGAAAAAGGGTAAATTCTTCTCAAGGACTAAAAAACATGTTAAATAAACTATAATGAACGTAACTTTATACATAATAATCGGTATTTTAGTTGCCATTTCGGGAACTTTAGTGTATATTATTAGAAACCTTATGGTAAAAGTGGAACAATATGAAGATGTCACAGTAGATCAAACACAATATCTTCAGAATATATCTAATATCATAGGGGAGTCTAACAAACACTTACAGAATCTCGACGAAAAGGGGGTCTTTCAATCAGATGATGAAGTTGGTGAATTTTTTAACCAAATGAAAGCAGTACAAGACGAGTTGGATAGGTACATGCTCCCAGATAACTATGGCAAGGAAGAGAGCGAAAGCTAATTACTTTACAAAAGAGACAGAAGAGTACATTGTAAGGTTTAATGAATCGGAAGATCAAGACTACAGAAGTAAGATCTTTACCGAACACATTTATTACCCATTTTATAAACTAGCAGAAAACATAATTCATACATTTAAGTTCTACTACACAGATGTAGATAAAATAGAAGACTTAAAACATGAAATAGTTTCAGTACTATACGAAGAAAAGATAATGAAGTTTGACTCAACTAATGGAGCAAAAGCTTACTCTTACTTTGGGACTATAGTTAAAAGATGGCTGATAAACTACAATAACAAAAACTATAAAAAACTAAAACAGATAGGTCAGTTCGCCGATATGGAGGACTCCTATAAACAGGCGTATGCTGTAGATCACAATTATGCCAAATCTTTAAGCGACTTTATAGATATATGGGTTGATGAAACTTATCTTATAATAGACGACTTATTTATTAAAGATCAAGATAAAAAAATAGCAGATGCTGTTTTAACTATTTTTAAAACTAGACACGATTTAGATATTTTTAAGAAAAAAGCTCTTTATATATACATTAGAGAGATGACAGATTGCGATACACCTAACCTAACTAAGGTAATAAACGTACTAAAAGGTAAGTTTAAAGAAAAGTACCAAAAAAGCTATGATTTAGGATTATTAACTAATAAGTCTCAATAAGTCTATTTATATATAAAACATTATGAGTTTAGATAAAGAAATATTTAAGGGCAAAACCCTATCTGACCTCTTCGGTGAAATATACGATAACTCAAAAGAGACTAAATCACAAGTAAAAGGGCTTATAGCTGAGTTAAAACCTTTAATTGAGAATATAGGCGACGCTACTTTACTAGTACCGATGATTAAAGAGTACATGGAGATAGGTGTAAAAAACGATGAACACCTTATCAAATTAGCTACTGTAATACAAAGGTTAGAAATAGCAGCTTCTAAAGGAGAGACAGGGGAATTCGACCTCTCCGAACTACAAGATTTGTTAGAAGAGTCTCAAGAAGCACAAGAAGAGATTAAAGATGTAGGAACCACAGAAGAAGGTAACGAAGAATAAATATGTTTTCTCCAAATTACTTACTACCAGAAGAATCATCATTACAGGGTACATTTGCAGCTAGAGTTGCTCACGTAGTTCTAGATGAATCAGATGAGATGTATTCTGACTACGGTAAGCAAAACTCTATAGGGTGTATATTCTATATACCTATTGGAGTAGATTATGAAAAAAAGGATTTAAGAGACCTACCTTTTGCTAAACCTCTAGACAGCTCAGTAAGAAGGTACCCTCTAAATGACGAGATAGTATTAATTACATCAGCACCTAGTAGTATATTAACAGATAGAGATAAATCAGCATACTATACTAGAGTAGTTTCTATTTGGAATAACCCTAACCACAATGCTTTTCCTGCCGGCGACGACTTAGAGCTAGGATATAGCGTTGACGAGCAAAGAGTATCACCTTTACAGCCTTTTTATGGAGATGTAGTATTAGAAGGTAGATCGGGACAGACTGTAAGGTTCGGAGGAGAAAAACATCCAAAGAATATATATACTGATGATAGTAATAAAGGAAAACCTTTTATTATTATATCTAACGGCCAAGTACTTAAGAAGGACGGAAACGACTTTACCGAGGAAGACATAAACAAAGACGACTCAACCATCTTTATAACCTCAGATCATACTGTACCGTTAAAGCAGTCTAGATCTAAGTATAAAGCAGCCAATACAGAACCTACAGATGCAAGTAAATATAAAGGTAAACAGGTAATACTTAATAGCGGTAGACTTTATTTTAATAGTAAAGATGAAGATATATTATTTTCTGCAAAAGAATCATTTGGAGTAACAGCTAAAGACATTAGCCTTGATGGTGATAAGTATGTAGCATTTGATGCTAAAAAAATATACCTAGGAGAAAAAGCAAGATTATATGAATCACAACCTGTAATACTAGGTGATAGTTTAGAATACTTATTAGATGATTTATTTAACTCATTAACCAGTTTAAGCAAAGCAATGGCTAAAGCACAGGCAGGAGGAAAACCAGTCACCTCTTTAATGAAGGAAGCACCTAAATTGAGAGGAATAGTAAGACAGTTAAAAAGAAGGATTAATCCAAGTGGTAAATCTGATCTTAAATCTAAAAAAACATTTACTGAATAATGCCACACGGACTATTAAAAGAATTTAAAAGCAACTTATCAGGTATAGTAGCCATGGCTCTAGGAAGACTAGAAGCTTATGCTATAGTATATGCTACTAAAAAGATAAATGAAATAATAGACGAACTAAGAGACAAATGCCCTCCACCTGCTATATTAAACCAGTTAAGTAGGACGGTAAATAATATTAAAAAAATAATAACTAAAGTAGATAGCAGAATAGATAAGTTTGCACAAATACCTAAAAAACTAGATATACCTATAAAAGGAGGTAAGGCTGCAGTACAGATACTATCACATTTACCAGTACCATCAGCAATTGGTACACCACCAGGCCCTGCTGGAGGTTTAATAATAGCAGTAAAAACAGGAAAGATACAAACTCTATCAAGTCTATTAGTATGGACTAGAAAGCTGGTCGAAGTACTAGAAGACGATCAAAAAGCAATAAAAGCTTTGATAGCAGATAGCGGCACTATTTTTGACCCAATTAAACAGAGGTTAGATATAATAGATAAATTATTGCAAAGATGTGCTGAGAATCCTGATCTTTCTCAGGATGATAGAGATAAGATACTTGAAGGTCTAAATGTACCAAGGAAGAGTAATTTAGAACCTACCTCATATAAAGGTCGAAACGGTAGAGTTTATAATATAGAGGTAATACAAGATGTAAACGCTCCAGCTATAGCTCCCAAAAGGCTCGCAGTAGCTAAAGACTTTAGGGGAATAGTAGTTTTAAGAGGTGAATCTTCTTTTGCTAGCGACCCTCAAGTACTAATCGACGAATTAAAATTAAGAATTGACAACCAACTTCCATAACTTAACTATTTATTAATATGAAGACTAATGAACTTAGAAAACTTATAAGAGAAGAAGTAAAGAAAGCAGTTAAAGAAGAGTTACAAGATATGCTTAACGAAGCAGTAAAATTTGCTAGTACTCCGAATAAGACTGGTGTAGGTAATTCCTACAGACCAATTACTCAAAAAGACATAAAGAGAACCTGGTCTACTGGCCCTCTTAACCCTGGAACTATTCCTTTAGAAGAAATGCTCCAGCAAACTAAAAAATCAATGACAGGCGAAGACTACAACAACGTAGTATCTTCAGACTCTTCTATGGTTAGAAAGCCTAACTTCGCAAGCGGTATGGCAGCTAATATGGGAATGACTGAAAACTCAGGCCCAACAACTGGTATAGATATAAGCAAATTAAATTTTGTAAAAAATGCAAAAGCAGTATATGATATGTCTATAAAGAAAGATAAACAAAAAGGCGGAATGATATAATTATGGCGTTTGAGATAAAAAAAATTAATCCATTAGACTTAACTCCTAGTAAAGGAGTAGGAGTATCTTTACCATTTTCCGGTAGGGCTGTATTTAATACAACCTTTGAAACTAAAGATGCTATAAAAGCTAATTTAATTAATTATTTTTTAACAGCTAAAGGTGAACGTTACTTTAACCCTTCTTTTGGAGCAGGTTTAAGAAACCTTTTATTTGACAATATAGATGAATCAGCTTTAGATGAAATAAGAATAAATATCTTGGATGATTTAGAAAAATTCTTTCCTAGAGTAGAGGTTACAAGTTTAGAGTTAATACCAGAAACTGACAGAAATACTATAGTTTTTAGTATGAGATACGCAATAGCTGATTCTAACATATCTGATGAAGTAGTAATAAATTTTAACAAGTAATGGCACAAGAAAGAATAGTAAAATATATTAATAAGAATTTTGATGACTTTAGGTCTCAACTTGTAGAGTATGCTAAAAGCTACTTTCCTGATACTTATAATGACTTTGATGCTACCTCTCCCGGTATGATGTTTATTGAAATGGCATCGTACGTTGGAGATGTATTATCATTCTACCAAGATACACAGCTACAAGAAACTTTTTTAACTTATGCAAAAGATCCTAAAAATCTTTTTAATTTAGCATATATGATGGGGTATACTCCAAAAGTAACTGGAGTATCTGAAGTAGATATAACTATAACTCAAACAGTAAACGCTAACGGTTCCTACTTACCTACCTGGACTGCAGCAGCAGCACTACCAGCTAATTCAGTAGTTAAAGCATCAGATGCATCAGCTACTAATTTTATTATACCAGACCCGGTAGATTTTCAATTTAGCAGCTCTTATAACCCTACTATAGTTGAAATAGCTACTTTAGACGGAACCAATAACCCTGCAACCTTTAAATTAACTAAAACAGTTAAAGCGTTTTCCGGTAAAGTAAAAAGTAAAACGTTTTCTGTAAGTAATGCAGAGAAATTTAAAACACTAACTATATCTGATGATAATATAGTTCAGGTATTAGAAGCAACAGGTAGTAGTACTGGTGATAGTTATTTTGAGGTTCCTTTCTTAGGACAAGATACCATCTTTGATGATGTATCAAACAGCAGCTCAGACTCAAATAACGTTCCTTATGTTCTATCACTTAAAAAAGTACCTAAAAGATTTGTAGCTAGATTTAGATCTAATGGTAATCTAGACCTTCAATTCGGAGCTGGAACATCAGATAGCGATGATTCTGTTATTTTACCAGACCCTACCAACGTCGGTAGTGGTACTAATCAGGGTATAAATAGAATAGACTACGCTTATGACCCCTCTAACTTTACATACAGTAAAGCTTACGGCGTCGCTTTAAATGAAGGAGTTACAGTAAAGTACCTAGTAGGAGGAGGAGCAAGCTCTAACGTACCAGCAGGAACTATTACTAATAAGAGCTCTATAGTTCCTACTCGAGGAACATTAGCCTCTTTATCCTTTACAAACGAAAAACCAGCAGCAGGTGGAAGAGACGGAGATTCAGTAGAGGAATTAAGAGAAAACTCTCTTAGATCGTTTAACGAACAAAGTAGAGCTGTAACACTACAAGACTATACCGTTAGAGCTTTATCGCTTCCTTCTAAATTTGGAAGCATGGCTAAGGTATATGCTACTCAAGACGAACTAACAAATACTAATACAACAGACGCTATAGTTGATAATAATCCATTAGCACTTTCACTTTATGTATTAGCCTACGATAACGATAAAAAACTTACCACAGCAACATCAACCTTAAAATCTAATCTTAAAACCTATCTAGCTGAATATATGATGATATCAGATAGTTTAAACTTTAAGGATGCTTTTGTTGTTAATATAGGAATAAATTACGATATTATAGTAAGACCTAATTTTGCAGGTCGAGATGTTCTTTTAAACTGTAACTTAGCACTACAGGATTATTTTAATATCGATAAAAGAAATATTAACCAAACTATTAATATATCAGAATTATATCTTATATTAGATAAAGTAAAAGGAGTACAGACAGTACAAAATATAGAAATTATAAATCTAAATGGCGGTAACTATTCACAATATGGGTACGATATCGAAGGTGCAACTAGAAATAGTATAGTTTATCCTTCATATGATCCATGTATATTTGAAGTAAAGTTTCCTAATGCAGATATAAAAGGAAGAGTAATAACAAGATAAAATGGCAGTATATAAAATATTTCCCGAACAAGATACTTTTATCTATACTCAAGTAGTAACCGGTAATGCTGGATACGATGAGATATTAGAAATAGGTGGTTATAATATACAAAACATTGGACAATCCTCAAGAGCATTAATACAGTTTAAAACATCTGAAATAGTTAATACTGTTAATAGAACTATAGCAACTGGGTCTTGGAGTGCTAGTTTAGATTTATCGCTAGCTTATGGATACGAAAACCCCGCAACACAGTCTGTATACGTCTACCCCTTAGCTCAGCAATGGGAAGGAGGATTAGGTAAATTTGGAGATGAACTAGGATCTTCTTTAACTTCTCAAAGTGCTGATAAGTCTGGTTGTTCTTGGAGATATAGAAAAGCAGAAGAAACTGACGCATGGACATTATCTAGCTTTCCTACCGACGTGACTGGCTCATATAACGCTACTTACCCTGGAGGAGGTAGCTGGTTTTCAGCTTCAAGCGGAACTAATTTAGAAGCTACTCAAAGCTTTAGCCTAAACGATCAGCTTGATTTAAGTGTAGATGTTACTACAGCTGCAAAATTACATTACTCAGGTACTTTAAACAACTATGGTTATATAGTTAAACTTCAAGATAGTTTAGAATTTAATTTATCATCCTCACTACTTAATAAATACTATAGCAGTAACACCAATACTATATACCCTCCATCACTAACACTTAAATGGGACGATAGCGCATACGATACAGGGAGTTTAACACTACTATCCTCATCCGAAGCTATATGCCAGGTATCTAATAATAGAGGAGAATATGCCGATATAGGTAAAACTAGATTTAGATTATTAGCTAGACCGATAGCACCTCCTAGAATATATACTACTGGGTCTATATACAAAACTAATTATGCACTACCTTCTGGTTCATTTTACGGACTACAAGATGCATATACAGAAGAAATGGAAATACCTTTTGATACCGCCTTTACTAAGGTAAGCTGTGACTCTACAGGTCCTTATTTTGACGTATTTATGAGCGGATTACAACCAGAAAGGTATTATAAAATATTAATTAAAAGTACACTAGATGGTACTACATCAATATTTGATGATGATAATATATTTAAGGTAGTTAGAAATGGCTAAGAAGTACGATATAAGGATACAAAAAACAGTCTTAAATAAAGATCAATTTGATAAAGCAGTTGATACTACATTTAAAACGTTTGTCACAACCCCTGATGAATCAGATGAAATAACTTTACCTGAATTTTTTAACTTATATGAAAAACTTTACTACGATATACCGGTTGAAGGAGAAGTTAATTCACATGAATTTCTAGTTGTTGAAAGCGGTAAATTAGTAAACTTAGAGCAAGACACAACAGAAATACAGCCATTATTAGATGAGATAACTACTTTGAGAGAAAGAATATTAGATCTAAATAACGATATAATAGAGTTACAAACAGAGAATTTGACCAACGATGCCACAGACTAATTATACAGTTAATTTTATTGACCCTGAAGGACTAGAAACGTTCTCTGTTAAAGATATAGATATAGTAGATTCTTTTACTATCAACTCTGAATTTAAAGCTTTTGAAAATAAGATCGAATACCACGTATATAGTCTTGATGGAGTACTTTTAACATCAGATTTTGGTTATAATCGTCAAAGCTACTTAGGATCAAGTCAACAAGACCCTGACGGTAAGATTCTTGAAATGACTATAGATCCTGTTGAGGATATAAAAAGATATGGTTTTTCTTCCGGTGATGTAAAGGTAGTTTATAACTTTATTGATGACCTTTACACAGAGAATAAAGTACCTGTTCAGTTCTTTATAGAAGAGATATCAGAAGACAGAACAGAATTAAGATTACTTACTAATCAAATACCCGATTCAAAAGTAGTTGAGACTACTAATACGATAAAAGAAGATCTTGCATCAACCTCTTATTTAAACGACTTTAGAGTAAATCCTGGTAATAACGATCTACTTATAGGAATAAATATAGATATACAACCTTATAGAGATTATAGCTCTGTAGTAGTAAAGCTATATGAACCTCTTCCTGAACAGTACGAAATAAAACAATCACTTACTATAGATAGAATAGTATCTGACTCGTTAGGGTATGAGATATTGGGTGAGACTATTCCTGATGAAATTAAAATACCGTACTTAAAAGGACCAAACTACAACGTAGAAGATATCAAAGGTACCACAGTACCTACTCCTTACTTTAATTATAACGAATTATTTTCTTTTCCTACTAATCAAACCTATAGACAATTAAACTCTCTATTCGCTGAAAAAAGTATTGAGTTGAGTGCTGACTATACTGACTTTGCTAACTACATACAGTTTAGTTCTGCAAAAGAAAGGATAGAAAACTTTCAATATAAATTAAACCTAGTCACATCTTATCAAACCTCATACTCAGCTTCATTAAACGCTAATAATAATGCAGCCGGAGTAACAGGAAGTTTAGACTACTTTAAGACAAGGATAGATAACATACTTAAGAACTTTGATCATTTTGACAGACATCTATATTATGGAACAGGATCATACTCTTGGCCTAAACAGGCACCGTATAACGAGCCTTATATAGTTGCTACAGGATCTGCAACAGCTTCTGTATCTAACCTAGTAGAGAGTGCAAGCTTATATGATGATACTAATAACTCAAGACTAGTAAATACTGTACCTGAATTTTTAAAAGAAGACAGCGACAATGCTAAATATCTTTTATTTACAGATATGATCGGCCAGCACTTTGATAATTTATGGGTATACACCAAAGCATTGTCGGATAAGTACGATAACGATAATAGACCTAATAGAGGTGTACCAAAAGGATTAGTAGAAGAGGTACTGAGAAACTTTGGTGTAAAACTATACTCTAGTAATAAATCAATAGAAAATCTATTTGCTAACTATACAGGAGAGTTTTATCAAACAGGCTCAGAAAGCTTAAAAGCAACCGGATCGTGGGGACAAGGTACTTACCTTATAAGTGCTTCTAATTCCCCTATATCAGAAGATTTATACAGAAAAGAAATATATAAACGTATTTACCACAACTTACCGTTACTTCTTAAATCTAAGGGTACCGAACGAGGAGTACGAGCACTAATAAATACTTTCGGTATACCTTCGTTAAACACAAGCGGTTCCATGGGAGGCTTGTTGGTAAGGAGCTATGGAGGTAATAGTACCACAGCAAGTGTTAACTTAGGTTTAGATTTTGCTAATACATCATCAATAGGAAAAATAAAATTAGACAATACAGGTAGTACAACTACTGGTAATACTCTATCTCAATATTCTTCTATAGTTCAAAGAGACGGTATATACGATAAGTACAGTGACGATATCCATACAGTAGATATAGGATACTCTCCTATAGACGTTATAAATGATAAAATATTTGATTTTTATACCAAAAGCGGAAGCTTTAATATAGATAACTTTATAGGTGATCCTAATGCTGCTTACTCAAGTAGTTATTATAATTTAGATTCAGCTTCATTTCAAGCAATGAGTCATATTATTACACATCCTACAGGAAGTGATGATTATGGAGACTTTGTAAGAATATTAAAGTTTTTTGATAACGTATTATTTAAAAGCATAAAAGACTTTATACCTGCAAGATCTAACATTAATACGGGTATAATAATTAAACCTCATGTACTTAATAGAAGTAAAATAAAACAAGTACAAGCTACTAGTAATCAACCTAAGACAGGAGTTAGCTCTAACTATGGAGATAATATGCAAATTACTGGTTCGATAGAAATATCACAACTAACTGGTAGTTCTGGAGGTTCTTTTGGAAATATAGATTTAGAGCAGGTAATTCCTTTAACTGCTAGCTATACCGAAAGCGTAATGACACCAGACGGATTAAGGTCTAAAACCTATCACGACCATGAAGAAGCTAGATACGATGGAGAATTGTCTGGTTCACATATAAAAAACACTGGTGAGTTAAATGATGAAAACATCTTTAAATATGAAAATCCTAACGTAATTCAATACAAAGTTATTGATTTTGACGATATGTTAGTACCGCCTACTCCTACACCTACTCCTACAGCCACCCTAACACCTACTCCTACACCAACAGTGCCAGCAGTAACCCCAACAGCTACTCCTACTGTGACACCATCATCATCTGATCTTGGATTAGAAAGTTGTTGGAGAATAGAAAGATGTTCTGATGCTGCTGTATTCTATGCACCAAAAGATAGAGGGTGTATTAACGATGCTGCTGCAATATTAAGTCATAACTTCCACGCTGGTGATTACGTACAATTCTTTAATTTCTCTGTAGGAGCTGAAGCTTGTCCTGGAGGAGCAACCTACTGTGGAAATATAATTAGCGCAGCTACACAAGCTCCTACAGCATTAATATCAGTAGATGATCAAATGTCCGGAGCTGATCCATGTAACGATGATGCAAGATGTACAGAATAATAATAATATAATATGGCAGGAACAACAACAGACAATTTTATTATTACTAATCCGGGATTAGCCGGAGTTAGGCTTTTATTTGGTACAAGTAGTAACCAGGGTAAAGTACAGGGTATAGTAGCAAGCACCACAGACTGTAATCAAAATAATTATGCTGCTGAATTTCAATCTTTAGAAGTATTTAATATATTCAGCACACCTTTTACTATAGCAAGCAGACAGGCTCAAACTAGCCACTATTATTTTGAAATACATCCGCCTGTTGCATTCGATACAGGTTCAACTACTACACCAACTGTTTGTATAGACACAACGTTTGTACCTTCTACTGAAGTTGATTTTACTAATAATGTTTATAACGTAACATTTAATAGTGATCAAGAGTTAAGATCTTCTCAATTTCAATTTGTAGTCGATAGTAATAATTCTGGTTCAAGCACTAGACCAGCTAATATACAGGCTATATTAGCAAATACCGCAGTAACAGCATCAGTACAGGATTCAAACTATTCTTCACTAGCAGTTATAAGAGGAAGGTATGAAGGAGCAGAAACTGGTGTATCTGATTACGGTATACTACCTGCAATAGCTGCTGAATTAAAAAGAGGAGCTATATATGATTCTAGTATTTCTTCAAGCTACATTTGTACTCAAACCTCCTCTACTGACATAAGGCCTATTAAAGACTTTTTCTTAGTTCCTACACAAGATTCAGCAACTAAAGTAGACTCAGGATCTACTAGTTATAGTAATCCTAACTATAGATACATAACTCTTGTTAAAGGTAATAGTATAACTCAAACTGCTAGAACAACAGGTACTGAGTTATACCTTAGTTTTAATACCGCATCAGCAGGAGTAGCTATAGGAGATTATCTTCAATTATTCGGAACTACCGCTGGCGGCGGTCCGACATATTATAATAGAGGAATAGAGTTTGTAAAAGTAGCAAGCTTAAAACAGCATAACTCTTCAGTAGTTTCTGCTTCTGTAGAAAGAAATGCAATAAAGGATCAATTTGATAGTGTAGTTGATTATGGTGATAATACAGGTTTCCATGTAAGACATGTAAAAGGAGACCAAATTTATCAAGCTGAAGGAAATAAACTATTCAAAGTAGCAGATAAAAAATTATATAACTACGATACAGAAGAAGTCTTTTTTGTAGGTGAAGAAGGGTATATTTTATATCCTTTCGGTAGTTGTAACTAATAAAAGTTTAAATTAATATATTTATATAAAAGAATAAAACAAAAATGGGATACTTAAATAATGGCGTTGTAACCGTTGACGCAATATTAACGAAGAAAGGAAGAGAACTACTAGCAAGAGGCGATGGTTCTTTTAAGATTACTCAATTTGCTTTATCCGATGATGAAATAGATTATACATTATATAATCCTTCTCACCCATCAGGATCTCAGTATTATGGGCAAGCTATAGAAAATATGCCTCTATTAGAAGCTTTTCCTGATGAAACTAAATCATTAAAATATAAACTAGCAACTCTGCCTAGAGGTACTTCAAAACTACCATTACTAGAAGCTGGATATGCTAGTATAGTACTTAAACAAGGAGCTTCATTAGCAATAACTCCTCAAACATTAAACTATCTAGGAGCTACTTCTACTTTTGAAAGTGGAGGATATACTGCTACTATAGCTGATGTAAGGGTACTTTCAAGCTTTACAGGTGTTGGAATAAACACAGAAGAAGCTGAGACATTAAATTCAACACAAACGATTGGAACTAATGTATCTAAGACTGTAATAGGAACTTCTATTAATTTAAGAGCTACTACAGTGAATACTTTATTTGGAACCAGAACTAAACTTCAGACTACTATTCAAATTATAGGTAGAGATTCAGGAGCAAGAGTTACTATTCCTATTACTATTAACAAGGTAAATAACTAATAAGATGTCGTATAAAAGATTTGATAACGAAGACGTAGTAGTAAGTGCAGAATCTGTAACGGCTCCTTGCTGGAGTAATAACGTAGTTAATTTACAGGTATTCGAACTTAACTCTACACAGACTGCCGCTACTAGTGGTAAGTACTATTATAACGTATATAACACAGGATCAGAAGTTGCTAACACAGCAATACAGTTTTCAATAGCTCATGGAAATAAATTAGGATTAGGAGCACCTTTATATGACACATCAGTTACTGGTAAATCATATAGCTCTACAGTTTATGGTCAGTTTAGGACTTTAATCTTCGGAGATGAAGATACTAACTTTACATTTACTTCTGGTAATACAACTCGTACTCCTGAAAACGTTTTATTTATCTCAGTTGAAAGAGCAAGATATAAAGAGAAAATATTTCCAGGTTCCTTATACCTAAAAATAACAGGCTCAACAGGAGCACCTTTACATCTAGTAGATAACAGCTTAACATCATCAACAGATACGTTTGTTGATTCCGGAAGAGTATATTCTATATATTCTGGATCTGGACCTGGAGGTGTTACAGACTCAACTGTAGAGTATGGAAAATTATTTCCCGATGTAGGTATAATAGCACTAGACGGAGACATACTTTCTTCTAGTGACGTTGTAGCAATAAACGGTACCGCATCTAACTGGTCTACAACAGTAGCTAACAATCAGTTTTTCAAAGCAATCGATACAGGAAGTAGTTTTAAATTACGCTCAGAAGAGACAGTATCTTCTAATTACGTATTTATTAGAGCTAGAAATGCTGAGTTTAACTATTCAAATAATCCATCAAACATAACAGGATCGGGAGAGTTGAGACATAGTGTAATGATTGATAATCCTCAATCTTATCTTACAGCTGTCGGTCTATATAATGATAATAACGACCTGCTTGCAGTAGCTAAACTATCTACTCCTTTGATAAAAGATTTTACAAAAGAAGCATTGTTAAGGGTCAAACTTGATTATTAATGAATGAGCGCTTGGAAAAAATTAAATCAACAGGATGCCTTTGTTACAACTTATGTAGCTAAAAAATCTCACTTTGTTAGTGCGAGTAACTATACATACTTCTATACCGATAAGAACCCTGTTAAGTATTATGCAGCTGAAAGGTTAGAAGGCAATATATACTACCCTACCGGTAGTGATCTATTCTCTGGATCTTACAAACCCTTAGTTCATAGAAGTCTTGAACAGCTATACTATAAAAGCTATCAAAGCAGCTCTGGTACTATTACAGGTTCATTTGCTGCTGACTCAGGATCTTATAACAATTATGACCATTATCTAGAATCATCTTTTTCTGATTCAGGATCTAGATTTTTATCAGGATCTCTAGCGATGGTATATTGTATACCTCAAAAATCTTTTGGTACCCACATAGAGCCTTTATCTTTTAGATTTGATCCTTCACAGGGTGATTTTAATGCACAGAGTTTTTACATCAGGGTTCAAGATGATTATATTAGTGCAAGTTACTTTGAAAGAAACGCTTACGGGTACTACGGAGGATTAGAACCTATAATAGATGATGGAGAAGGTAACTTAATGATATCTGGTTCATCTAAAAATAGAGTAGGTAATATAATATATTCACATGGTCAAGTCATACTAACCGACCAAGATGTAGCTCAATATATGATAGCAAGCCAGTCGGCAAATATATCTTGGAAATCAAATCAACCTATTTATACATATAACTACGACTGTAAGGTTTCCGATGACGAATTTAATCATACTCAGAATCCAACAGCTCTTACCGGTTCAGATAACCGAATGAGAGATAATGTAACGGGATCAGCATTTGTTCCTTATATTACAAGTGTAGGATTATATAATGATGCACAAGAATTAATAGCAGTAGGAAAGCTTGGTCAGCCTCTACCTAAACCTGCTAACACTGAATTGACCGTAAAGATAAAATTAGATATATAAAATGGCAAGTTTAACTTTAAGAAACGTAAAAGGTGGAGCTCTAACTCATGTTGAGGCAGATCAAAACTTTGGTACTTTATTTGTATCGGCTTCTATTACAGGAAGCGGCGGTAACCTATTATTATTTTCTAGAGGTTCTGGTAGTACTGCTTTTGCAACAGGAAGTGGAGCTATTACTGCATCTATGAATTTAAACCTACAACATATAACAAACGTAGGTGCTACAACAACTAAAGACATTACAGCTAATAACTTTATAACAACATCAGATAAAAGATTAAAGTCTGAAATAGAGCCAATAGCAAATGGACTAGAAATAATAAAACAATTTTCTTCTTATACCTATAATAAAGAAGGTAAAGCAGATGCAGGTTTCATTGCTCAAGAAGTACAAGAGTCTAT